CACCATTAACGGCAAGCACAAGAAATAATATATTTATATTATCTTCCGTGAGTGCATGGTAATCATTTCCCGTGCACTCCGACCTCCGACCTCCGACCTCCTGGATAGCGGACATCTCTTTCCAATCCGGCGGAACGATAATATATCTTTACTATATCTTTACTATTACCTTACCGGTACCACCTTGGAACAACCGTACTGAAGGTCAAACCTGTCTAATAGAAACGTTGATCCAGCAAGCATGTGAGGAGAAAATACCATGATATCAACAGATGAAGAGCTGCAGCTGGAACAGATGGAAAAGAATGTGGGCCGCAGCGTCACATTTGAAACAGATGACGGGGACCGTTTGTATGGCAAGATAACCGGGGTCAGCAACACTGAGCATTACACTGTGTTGATTGATTGCAATCAACCCTGGCAATGGTACATAAGAAAAGAAGCAATCAATTTCGTCCAGGACATCTCAACCAAAATAATATAAAATAAAATGAATTTCGATGAAGGTGAAATATTGGTCATGGCGCATGCCACACTTGCAGCCCTGCAGTCCCCAGAATTGATGGAGGAGCTCCATATGGAATATGATTTGGGGGACGACACTATCGCAGCCCTGCAGAACAAATGCCGCCGCTTGATTGATAAACACGCGTGAACATATAATGGTATTATGAGTTCTTCTATTGAAGAGCAGATTGACTGGGTCAAACAGCAAATCATGGACCAGATAGATGCAGGTATGGAGCATTTGGAAATCATGGAAGATGAAGAGGGTAAGGTATTAGAGTTTTGTAAGGAAGTAGTTAATACTGTTGTAGGCAAGATTGATGTATGCCATGCTTTGGACTACTATGGGCATCTGCAGGACATTGGAGCGCTCCCACCCGACAAAGATCGCATTGCCTGTCTCACGGAGTACTTGTATAAATGCACGGAACTACAATTGGCCACACGTTATGTTTAGCATGTCCATCGATGCATTATGTGCCAGCATTGTGCCTGCATTCTTTGTGATTGTGGGGCTCATGTACATGGCATTTGCCACATACGATTTCTTTAAAAAGAAATAAGCTTCGGATCTTGCGATCCCTTTTAACTGTCAAAAAGTGACAGATAGAAGCAAGGATATATGAATTCAGGTAACATCGATGGCATCCCCCGGCACAATCTTTTTTTATAATATATAAAATCTTTTTGAAATAAATACATCAAGTAATGAAGAAGAAGATTTTGAAAAAAAAGACTTGTAACAAAGAAAAAGATGTGCTTATCTCAAATGAAACAGAACCAAAGGAGGGTAACGGAGTGAGAATAACAAGCAAGTTAAGAAGCAAGCTGAAGAATCTTGTTAATATTGGACAAGGTCTTTGGCGTGTATTCAACAGAAACGGAGATGCTTATTATTGTAAAGATCCTATTCTTCTTGCCGATACCATTTATCGCAGGAAGTATAGTGAAGTAAACATACAAAACCTCAATGGCCAATACATCAAACAATATTTGATAACGGGCAGAAAAGAAAAAACAAAAGAGAAAGCAAAGGAGTAAGCAAAGAATAAAATGAAAAAAATAAAAAAGAATAATCCCAGTCGTAAAATAATCAGCGAATTCATCGAGGAATATTATCCAGATGAAGCAAACAAAATATTACTGGCAGATGGATTTGATGGTGCATTCATTGGAATTGGTAGTGCGTTTAGCGGAAAGAATGTGGCCATCTATGACAGGGCAAAATGCATCAAGATATTGGAGAAGGATATGAGTCCTGATGAAGCAGAAGAGTTTTTCAGCTACAACACCGAAGGTGCATATGTGGGAGAATACACTCCTATCTTTATGAATAAGGTGAACTCATAAAGGGTATTAGCTGTTTTAATAACTCACCCCCATCCATAAAATATATAATTATTTTCTTGTATCATTTCTAAAATCTGTCATTCTGCAACCCATGAGCAACACAACAACAGCAACGACACCTAACAGCGGGGCGGTGATGAACCTCTCGCACAACGAAACCAATCTGACAAAGGTCAGCGAGATAGTTATTCCCGACCTTTTCAACCGCCGATTAAAAACTGGCAATGAAACTCTGGATAAGATTTTCGGGGGCGATGGTCTGCTACCCAGCACAGTTTTTACACTTGCGGCGGGTGCTGGTCTTGGCAAGACTACCTTCCTATTGCAGATGTTAAATTGCATGACCAAGGTGGGAATTAAAACTGCCTATATCTCTGGCGAAGAAAGCAGGGAAATGTTGGCATACACTTGTCGGCGTTTGGGTTTGAAAGATGTGAACATCGCCATTCAAACTGATGTGGACAAAGTAATTGAAATGATGAGCCAAGTGGATGTGATGGTGGTGGACAGCTTTCAATGTCTGACCACCGCAAGAAAGATGAATGGCAGGGAGAAAGAAAGTTACTGCTTGCACGAACTTATCAAGAGTAGCAAAAAGACAGAGTGCGTTCTTGGTTTGATTCTTCACGTGACCAAGAGCAACAACTATCGGGGTTCAACTCTGATTCCTCACGCCGTGGACGCAAACTATATGATGCGGAGTAGCGTGACCGATGAAGATGTGCGGGTGATATACAGCACCAAGAATCGTTATGGCAAGCTATACAATGTGGAACTTCGTCTTGGACATAACGGATTCGATTTGGACAATGCAATTCGAGTGAATGATGGAACTGCCCCGAATCCGATTGACCCTCGCAAAGTGCGTTGGCAAGAAGATTTGAAAAAGGTTCTATCGCTGACCGAGCCAATGACGCAAACCGATGTGACCAATGCGGTGGATGGAAATGTTCAGCGAGGATACCTCATCATTCGCCAACTCATCCGAGAGGGCAAAGTGATGAAGGAAGGGCGGGGAGAGGAAGCAGTATATAAACTTACGGAAGCTGGCAAAACAAGTCTTGCCCAAGCCATAGAACAAACCGATACTGCTGATAATGCAGAAGGTGAAGATGCTGGTGAAGAAGGTGGTGCTCAAACGGAGGGCGGGGTTTAACCCCCCGCTCTCCTTTAAGGAGGATTAGATGAAGTTTAATCTTTGGCAAACTGCAGATATGCAAGAACCGGTGCAGTTAATTCAAGCGGATACTATTGAACAAGCATTAATGATGGCTTTAGAATCTTGTGGTTATCATTTAACAAATGCTGAATTCGAGGATGAACTTCCGGTGGTTAAGTTTAGGGTTGAACCAAGATGAAAGAAAATATAAAATATAAAAAGTTATTAGACGAAGGTGTGGATATACTTGCCGAGTTGATGAGTCAAGCTGATGACGATACTCCTCATGAATATCGCACCCGACACTTTGATGAAAGCTTGATGGCTGCTCACGACTTCATTAAAAAATATAGGCAGGAAACCAAATGAAAGTTAATTATGTTGCAAGAATGTGGTTTGAAATGGAGACACCTATCGGAACTTTTGATAATATACCGGTGGATGAATTGCTAAACATGGCACAGAAAAGGATTGACTATTTGCGAAATCATCCACAGGATGCAGTCGAGGCATTTGATTATGAGGATAGCTATACAACAGAAGAGGAGATTGCATGAAAAGAGCAACTGAAGTATTGGAACAAATACTGAAAGACTATCAGCAATTGGTCATGCATGGTGATAATGATTTGTGGCAAGAAAGACTGATGGCAAACATGATGGATGCCCAGCAAGCATTGTTGAATGAAAAGATGCGAGGCAGATATTTGGCTGAACAATATGAGTTTGATTTTAGAAAATAATTGACAATCAATAAGGAAAGGTATATAAGGTTAAGAATATGGTAGATCGAGTGAACATGAAGGTGACTGAACGAGAAAGACAAAGTGGCGAATCATTTGCCCGCTTTCTTAAAAAGTTTAGTGGCAAAGTGCAGGAAGAATGTGTGATTGAAGAAGCCCGAATGAGATCAAAGAAGATGAAGCCCAAAGCATTTGCTCAAGCCAAACAGCAATTAAAATTGAAGATGTGGGGCAGTTATACATGGAAGCCCCCATTCAAACATCAGACTCGAATAGAAAAGACGGCGTAGAGCTTTGCCTCCGTCGTCTAACTGGTTAAGACCCACGATTTATATTCGTGAAGCTCTAGATTAGGGCGTAATATTGGTTCGAATCCAATCGGAGGTATTTTGGGCAAATAGCTCAATGGTTAGAGCAGAGCACTCATAATGCTTTGGTTGGGGGTTCAAGTCCCTCTTTGCCCACAATCATTTATTTTTAAAAAAATATTATATATAATAATCATGGGCAGATACCGAAGTGGACAAACGGGGGAGACTGTAAATCTCCTGGCTCACGCCTTCAGTGGTTCGAATCCACTTCTGCCCATTTTATATTCTTGACATTTTAAAAATAAATGACCAAGCTAGCAACATGAAAAACAGATTAAGCAAAACATTTGAAAAACAACTGCTCTCAGAATTTGATAAAGAAACCATTGATAGTGTAAATCATTTTCTAAATGATATTGAAAAGATGTATAACACAATCAAATTGATGAGATACATTGAAGATCCCAAGAAGCTGGATGATGATTGGAATGCAGAATGGGGAACCAAACCAGATGCTTGATGTTACAGAGATGAAAGAGCGAGCCACCCGAAAAGTGTGGATGGTGCTGGAGGAACTCAACGAGGAATACAATGCCGAGTTTGATTTTCCCAAAATAGAATGGGTGATTTGTGGCAGCACTGCAGGAAAAGCATGGCTGGGTCAATGGCGTATTCAGTTGAATGAACAATTGTGCAAAGAGAACATGGAGGATTTCATGAATGATACCATTCCTCATGAAGTGGCTCATTTAGTTGCTTATAAAGTATTTGGCGATGATGGCCATGGTCAGGGATGGAAGAGTGTAATGATGGCACTGGGATTGAATCCAAGCAGGTGCCACAACTATGATACCAGCAAAGTTGACGGCAAACGAAGCCGAAACAGCATGTTTCGATAAAAAAATATAAAAAATAATTAAAATAATTGATTTATCCATAACCCATGAGATACATATGGTTGTGGACAAAAAGAAAATCAAACACAAGATGGTGATTAAAGAATCTATACCAAGTGATGAGGAATTGTTGTTGGAGAATGCAGGTGATGTGGGTTTGAATTGGCGAGAAGTTCTTAAAGAATTATTTAAATAAAAAAGATTATATATTTTATTTTGGCAAGAATTGTTGTTTTGAATGTGGTCGAGGTAAATACTTTTATGATTAATGAACTACTAAAATGGTTAATGCCCATACCTTTCGCAATCCTATTATCCAGCTGTGCCACCAACAATGGCGGAGGTGGATCCAATTCAACTGGCGGAACAACAGTCCAACAAAAGATTGAGCAGGCACTTCCTTATGTGAAACCTGCAGTCAGTCTTGCCTGCACTGCAGTCCTGTCTGGTGCCGTCAGCCCCGAAGACCGAGTGACCAAAGCCAAAATGATTCATGATGTGGCCAATGTGATTCGCAGTTTGAGCAGTGGATCTGTTCCTTCTGCAGATGATTTGGATGAAGCTGTGGCTAATTTTCTTCCAGAGAAAACACATTGGACAAACTTCGCTGCCAGTCTTAGCGATGTGTATCGCGATCTTTATGGCAAGATTCAAGATGATCCCGCACTGGCCCTCAAGGTTCTTAACGCGATTGCAGATGGTTGCGTAAGCGCCACCTCCAGTTACGTAAGATAATGGACGAGTTTGGTGATATTGTAGACAGCATCTACAAAACATATTTCACAAAATTCTGGGGACAAGAAAGCTTCGAAGAGGTTAAAACAAGAAGGAACGGGTTCAAACAAAACCAAATCATATTTGATTATCTTACCGATCACGGATACAAATACGATTTGATACACCGCACCTATACAGATCCATATGGTAAACCTGTTCTGAATCCGGATTTTGTTTTCCTGAATTTAAAAAACAAAGACGCAGTTCCCTGGCAAACCCCGGATGAAAAAAAATAAAATAACATTAAAAACAAAGAGCAGTGAGATTATGATCAAATGGTTTCACCCGTTTGAAATTGTGGTTCGCCGAGATTACGGGGAGTATGATGGTTGCAGTTACGGACTGGATCTGGATCTGCGCTGCGTGTGCACGTATCACACATATGAATATGGTCGCATTTTCACTCTGAGAATTCTGGGATTTGGTTTTGAATTTTCATCTTTGGAAATCTAAAAATATTTGTTGACGCTTGGTCGCCAGCTGATACAAACATACTATGCCAAGACCATGCCTGCGTTGTAAATATCGTCCCAAACCCAAAGCAACATTTAAACTTAAACTTCCAAAAAAATTAAAAAAATGATTTGAAAAAAGATAACTATTATTTGTGGAGAATTTCACAGATAAAGAAAAAGATTTGTTGATTCACATTGGTTATTTGGTTCTGGATGATGCTCATTTAAGTTCTCGTGTGCTTGAGGAATTGTTTGATACTTTCGATATTGAGTCGGATAGCACATCAGATACTTTGCTGGAAAAATTGACAGATCTGGTTTGATTCACTTGATTTCTTTTACCCATACCTTAACATGCTTTCAGTTCTTTCTCCTGTTCAATTACCCAAGGTAATTGGCTCAGAACGTGTAGTTCGTGTTGCGGTTGTGTTGTTTGTTCCAAAACAGAGTCAGACAATGTCTGGCAGGAGAAAGAACTATTTTATTAAAATATATTCTTGACATTTTGTCAAAATCTTGGCAGGGTATTTTGCATGATGACAAACCTACAAGAACGATATATTGATGACCCCAAGGCACATCTGATCAAAGCTGTGCTGGAAAGGGCAGTGCTAGACCTAACAGAACCCAATGACCAAGTAACTGATGATGATGTATATACAGCTAAAAAGCTCATCAGTAGTTGTGTGTTGGATGAAATGATTGAGAGTAGTAATCTTGATCTGTGTGCCAATCTTGTGCGAATCAAACTACGCATACCCAGAAACAAGTCTGCTGATCATGATTATGGAGCAGGAGTTAATTAACATGAAAATCAATAATATAGAAATATCGGCAAAGCATTTTGGTTATGATGGATGTCACAAAATCTATCTGATTGAAACAGAGGAACAATATAGGGAAGCTCAATCGAGTGAGTATACCGTTCTTCATATATCAAAATTAAAGAAGACTTTTGAGGATAGTTGTGGTCTTCGGTTCATATCAAACTGGGCATTAAACAAACAATATGTAGATCAATGTGAAGAAGCGAGGTTCTCATGAGCTTTATTGTTAGCAAAAAAGATATGCTGAATACTGTTGGCTATATCAATGGCCAAAGAATACACTTCAAGATGCCCGTGGAATTTGATCAGTTGATCAACAATACAGATGGAATATCATATATAAATTCCCTTGTGGACGATTTTGTTGAGGATGGTTATCTTCTGCAAGACTTGAATTACTTTCCTGAAAAGCTGGAAGGTGAAACCATTATCATAAGCGTGGATGCACTTACTGATGAATGGTTGGAAGGAGATTCATAACAATGAGGGCTGGCAGATACAGCGTATTCGAAAAGCTTTATCAACCAGTAACAAAGCAGGATGGAAGCATGTTGTTTGAAACATATGGGTATGATCTAGAGGAGGTGATAGATACAAACTATAATCACATATGGACACTACTGGATTGTGATGGCAAGTTGAGGATCGGTGCAGGTTATCATATTGTTAACCGAATGAACTATATCATCACAAAGCATCCTTGGATCAGCAACGAGTTGTGCTTTGCCTATTGATACCTGTCCAAGAACATCTTCTAAATAATTTGCGGTCTGACCAAAAATTCATCTATCCTGTCTATTAGACAAGTTTGCCCTTGGCGTGTGTTTGTACGTTATTTTCTAAAACGTATGAAAATTTCGTAAATGAATAATATTGCAAACAACAATATTGATATTGGAATAACAAAAGTTAATCCAACTGCCAGAATTATGGATAATATATTTTCAATCATTAGGAGGATTTAGGAATGGATTTATACTTTCCAAAAATTTGTTAACCTTTTCCATTTCTTCTGGTGTCACTTCATCATCTTTGTCGCCTTTGTTCACATTCATGCTGCCCAGATAAAGCTTATTCTCTGGCAATTCATTAAAGTCAGGCAAATCCCATGGATTGATGTTCATGCAATTACATTATCATCTGTGGCAAAATTATCAATATTTTGTAAAATACAAAACAATTAATATAAAAACAACAAGGCGATTTGTGAAACATATCCCTTTTGTGCCATTTTTCAAAAAACGGGCTGTTTTTAGAGTTTTTAGATATGTTTTTGGACAGCGTGGACGGTGACTTATATTGCAGGGGGAGTTTTTTTGTTGGCAGCAATTACATTATCAATATTTTGTAAAATACAAAACAATTAATATAAAAACAAAAACAACACCAATCAATTCAATCATTTTTCGTGATTAGACCGATTCATGATCAAACCAAATGCCACACTAACAAAAGTACTGGTCAAGTAACCCACCAATGCATATCCAACAATAGTCATTAGCATATAAGATTATTTATCCTTTCTTTTTTCTAAATAACATATTTTTTAAAAGTGTCAACAAAAAAGTTGAATAAAACTTCTTATTATATGAACTAATACAGCATATAAGAGTTGCTTATAAACATAAGATGAACGAATTATTTACAAAATAATCTCGACATTTTGAAAAGAATTAGATAGAACCTTTTTCGTGATGAGAAAAAACCAAGAGGTCAATGAACCGAAGGTGGATTCAATTCACGAACCGAGGATAAAAAAAATGACAGCAGGAAAAAAAGCAGGTGCAACTCGTATTTATAACATCAATCTCAACCAAAAGTATGGATTCAAAAACCCAGTATTGAATCGGGGTATGTTCGAGAATTATATCAATTCACATAAATCAAGTCCATTCACACTTACACTACTCAAGAATCCTTTATTGTCCGACGAGGAAATGTCGAAACTAACAGGAAAAAGTGTGGGAACAATTCGGCGTTTTCTTCCCACCGCAATTCAAAGTGTGATAAAAGGAAAACCTTGTATTGGAAATTACAAATTAAACATTCCAGAATTATTGAAACTGCGAAACAAACAACGGAATAATGGAAAAGAAACACGAGGAAGAAAACCTTGTAAAAAACTCACAACTTTTAACGGGAAGATAAAAAAATATATTCACGCAAGATTATTGAGTTTAATGCTTGACGAAAGAAGTCCAAAATCAGGAAAGGTTGCCACCCTACCTTTCAATTTTGTGCTGGAAGAAAAAATTATAAAATATAAGAAACTAAATGAACTGATGTTTAACGGATACGAATATGGAAAAGACCCGATTCAAAAAATTAAAAGTCGTATTCAATTCAAACGCCAAACAAAAATATTAAAAAATAATAAGAGTTTGGCAGAGCGAGTGGTGATGTATAATCACGATATCAATGATGCACTATTAAAGGAGAGAGAATCCGATACTTATTCTCATATTCTCACTGATTATTGTGGAACTTACAGCACCAACAAAGAAACCATTCGTCACATTTTGGAAAAAGATTTGGTCAAAGTGGGTGGACTGGTTTGGATTACTCTTTGCGGGAGGGCAAAAAGGGGAGATAGTCCCAAGAAAGATTTGCCCAATCTGATAAAAAAATCAGGAGGAAATCGTTACAAAGTTCACACGATCGAGGGAGAAAAATTGTTTCCCTATTTTACCAGTCAAGCGATGTTCACCACCATCCTGCGAAGAATCAAATAATATATAATTTTGTTATTGACATTTTGAAAATAATTCAATAGAAAGGAAATATGAAAAAGAAAAAACAAGATGTGAGAGTTGAATTGCCCGAACCTGATGAAACACCAGAACGCAAAACACTTTTTGATTTTCTCAAAGCATTAGGAATCCAAGTGTTGAAGGTTCATTATAGTGGTAGCGGAGATAGTGGTCAGACCGATGATATGACCACCATACCTGCAAAGCTATCTAAATTGTTGGATGAACAATTAAACCAGAAAGAAACATTACGCAGTTATCTGGAAACTTTCACTTGGGAAAAGATTGAAGATGAAGAAAGTGGATTCTACAACAATGAAGGTGGATATGGTGAAATCATATTTGATGTGGCTGAACGCACCATCAAAATGGAACATTTTAACTATATTCAAGAAACTGTATATAGCGAACACGAATTGTAAAGGAGAATACAATGGCTCATCCATATCATCACGCAGTAAGTAGTGTAAGAAAATACGGGGGCAAACCCGAAGATTATCAAGCCATCCATGATTGGTTTGATGAAAGCAAAAAGATGTATGCAGATTTCCGTCATCGTGCTCTTCGTCATCATGCTGAAGGAATCTTCACTTGCGAAAAAATCTTTGGCACAACAATCACCAATAGCGATGGTCGCAAAGTGCCAGTTCGATTCATTGGCGAACAGCATGTGCTGGAAGATATGGGACGCATACCCACGATTCAAGATTGGTTCTGCCATATCAAACCTGAAAGATGGATGGGTCAACCTCCAACCAAGCTGGAAAAAGAATTGGAAAAAAAATAAAAATTGGTTATTGACATATGAAAAAAGATTTAGTAGAGTCGCCCAAGTTCAAAGCAAAGGAAAGCAAAGGCAGAGGCGATAGCCAAACCAGAGCAGACCAAAGCAGAGAACAGAAAAGAAGGTAGAAGTGAATAAAGTTGCAATCGAAGGTGGGATTGATGTTCCCCCGCAAATGCCGATCATTCCCCACGATGGGAATGGAAACAACGAAAACCTAACCAATGTGGAATTGCTAGCTCTTGTCAAAGGTAGCACACGAGAGATAAGCGATTTGATCAATGATAGCGTTCCTGCGGGAAACTATAACATTGATTTCACCTTGCGGGTGCAGGGTGGGATTCGCAAAGGAAACCCGCAAGAACAAATGGTGGTGGCGGAAATCCCTTGGGCAACCATTGTTTATCACCTTGCCCAAGAAGTGAGTCCCAAAGCGTTGGAGCGATCAATTGGTCGGGCTTTGGACGAAGACCACAGCAAGGTTAAAAACTTCAAATCCGAGTGCGAGAAGATCGTGACGGATTTGAAAGGAACAACCAAGCGGGTCATTCGTGGCAAAGTGACCACCGCATTGACTTTCACTAAAGTCTAAATGGAAATGAGATGAGGGGAAGTTACTAACCCTCATTTTATATAATATAATATATATGAGATATGTTCTGTTTGATCAGGGAAATGATGAATGCACGATTGTCACCGAAGAAGGTGGAGTTGCGTGTGCCCACGATAATGGTGACCATATAGTGTCAGAATATTATCAAGACGCTTTGAGCAGGGGAGATTTGGAATGTTTGTATCAGGATGAAACCATTTGGGACATACTGGGTCAGGGAAAATTATATAGCAATGATTGGGATGGTGACAGGAAAGATTATCCACTTAAAACAAAAATTGATGATGAAGTGGTGCGGGATTTGCGGGATTGGTTGTGTCCTGATGAAAATGATTTTACCGAATATCGAATGAAGTGGGATGATGATTATGCATTCTTAAAAACATTTTTAAAATAATGCTTGACATTTTGGAAATAATTCTCTAGCACAAATCTATGCCAAATCATACAACAAATCTACTGACCATCGTAGGGGAAAAACATATCCGAGCATTGTTGAAACCTTTTCTTTCACAAGAAAAAACAACAACCAATGTGAATGGATTGGTGCTTCCGATGGAAAACGAAAATGAATTGCAAGACACTATTTTCTTGGATTTGAACAAGATTGTTCCAATGCCCAAAGAGATAGAGGAGATTACACTATATAGTGATGTTAATTTTATTATGCAGAAACGCACTCCTGAACAAAAAAAGAAAGATGATGCAAAAGAAAAACGATTAAAAAACAAATGTATCAAGTTGTATGGTGTGAATGGATGGTATGATTGGTGTGTGAAATACTGGAGCACCAAGTGGAACACATATGAAACACGCTGGGGTGGTGTGGACAAAGATGATAACGAGCAGTTGTTTTTTCAAACAGCTTGGTGTCCTCCTGCAAATGCATTACAAGAATTAGCAGTAAAACTGGATAAGATTGTTCGGGTCACTTATATGGATGAAGGATACGGATTCTTTGGCACTTATCATTTTTATCCAGATGGTGAAGTTGATGATGAATGTTATACCGAGCACAAAGATGTTCCTGATGCAATTTGTGAAGAATTGGGAATCAATACATATGAAGAGGATAAAAGAGAAAATGATGAGGCAGATGAAGACTCTCGTATGTGTAGGGAGAATGCATAATAGCCCGAAAGGGATATGCCCATTTTTTTATTGACATTTGTGAAATAATATCATAGAAAGGAAATATGAAAACAGATTATAAAGGTTACGAAATACTGATAGAGCAGGATGAACACCCCATCAATCCAAGAATGGAAAACTTTAATCTGGGACAAATGATTTGTCATCACAAAAGATATTTTTTGGGCGACAAACACAACAAAAGCACAGATGAAGTATGTGATATGTTGGATGGCAAACAAAAAGATATTGTTGTTCTTCCTCTTTACCTTTATGACCATAGCGGTATTACCATGAATACTACTGGCTTTAGTTGCCCTTGGGATAGTGGAATGGTGGGTTGCATCAGTGCCGATTATGTTAATATCCGCAGTTGGTATGGTGTGAAAAAGGTTACAAAAAAATTGATTGCTAAAGTGAAACTTCATCTGTTGCAAGAAGTAAAATGTTATGACAATTATATTAGTGGAAATGCATATTCTTTCAAAATATATAAAGATAATGAAGAGATGGAAGGTTGCGGAGGTTATCCTTACGAGGATGCATTGAATGAAGCAAAAGCCATCGTGGACAACATGCATAGCCATAAAAAGATGGTAACAGCATGACCTACGAAATATATTCAAATAGTGAACAAGCAGAGTTTAGTGAACCGCGTTTCACTATTGAATCAAACAATCTTTTGAATGCATACAGGGATGCTTTGCATGAATTGGGATATTCATTGTTTAAAGAAACAAAGAAAGAAAAAGAATAATATGTTTCCAATCGAACCTGTATCTGAATCAGAACCTTTTGAGTTTACTCATGATGCTCAAAAATACAAAGCTATTGTGAGATACTATTCTGATGCTAGTTGTGATGTTGAACTGGATTCTATAGATGCAAAAGCAAATGATAAAGCTTGGCAAGTAGCAGAACTCCTAGACTTGATTGAATAATACCATCATTGATAAAATAAAAAAACCTGTCTATTAGACAAACCTCACTGAAGGTCAAGTTTGTTCCCAACACACTTTTGAACTTGTTCATCACTTGATGATAAATATCAACAAATGCAAGTGGCTTATTCTTAAAGACTTGCAAAATCGACATTACCGGAAAATAACTGCTTGATGGTTAAGGAGTTGCAGATGTTGAATCTGTTGAATCCTTATTCTGCAAATCATTATAATTAGAATTAGAATTAAAATTAGAATTAGAATTAAAATAGTTACAGATATTGATATATGGAACATCAACATTGCCAGACATGGATTCGAACCATGAAAGAGTGATCCAAAGTCACTAGTGTTACCTTTACACCATCTGGCATCAAAGACCGCTAAACAAGAATAACTTAAAAGTGAGCCATTCAATTTCTAGTTTTTTAACAAATATACGAAAAGATAGTGCTAGGGATTCCAGCTCAATATATTGAGACTGGCTATTCAGCCACCGCAAATGGTATCTGCCTAGCATTCCCAACGCTATCACTATTTTGTAAAGATGTCAATCACAAAGTTTATAGTTTTACTTTAGATTCAAAAAGCAGTTATCAATATACATTTTTGCATCACGCAAGCTGGATGCAATATCAATGGTTCTGCTTGCATTATATTCCTCCAAGTTGCGATATGTGTTCCATTGAAATCCTTTTATTTCATCATCGCACAAATAATTGTTGTCATATTTTTTTATTATCCATCCACGATATTGATATAAATCATTTCCAAGTTTTTTGTATGTGTGTTTCATTTGATTCTTTTATAAAATATATTTTCACATGTAAAGATTATTTTTCAAAATCACCAGGGCAATAGTACCGGGTCATCTTTTTGGCGCATATACACACAAATTAACTTCTTGTCAATCCTTTATGTTAAAAAATATTTTGAAAATAAAGCTTGATACTTGATCAAGAATCTGCTTATATCAATTCATGAAGATTGGAACAGACAAATGGACGCTAGTGATTCCCTCTCGGGGATTTGGTGGACAATGTTTCCAAAAGTCATAAAGGAGAATACTATATATGATCTATTTTTTCGAAGATCTGATAGAGGAGATAGACGAGATGGATGATCGATGGAGAGTGGTAGTGAGTTTCACAACCATTTTCCAGTTTTGGATCGGCAAGGTTTTATTTTGGTTCTCTCGGAATCATTGGATTCCTGAAAACCCTCGCCCCATATTCAGTTTGAAAAAACAATTTTGGACAATTGAGCGAAATAATATAGGGTTCAGCGGATTCACCAGTGATCTTACTACCGAACTGCACTTCAGATTCAAACACTTTGAGTTTACCATCAAGACCGACCCGAAAGGAAAGTATAAACCAACCAAATGAGCAATGTCAATCATTATTTGCAAAATATATTTTTAATATATAATCTTTTGAGCTTGCTATTCTTTCAAAAAACATATAGAGTGAACTAATCAAATCAAGAACAGAGAAAGAAGCTGACGCTAGTCAAAACTTTCAAAAACTCTCGAGGAGATACAAGGAAATAAAAATATGATAACCGAGCACAATTTTAGTTGGGGTGAGGAGACTTACACAATTTGCGTTAGCGAAGATGATTGGTGGATTGAAGAGTCGGTAGATATGAGTGAGGCGATGATGAAAGCAGGTACGGAGTTTGCCTTGGAACACGGAATGAAGGAAGGAAACAAATGAGCTACGAAGTCCTAACACCAGCTCCCTATACGGACTCGCACGGATTTTACTGGAAAAACGCCCATAGGGTCTTTTCCTTCGACACCCTTGAAAAAGCCAAGGCATACGCAACCGAGGAAGGTGGCGATGTAGTTGAAAACTTTTGGGACAAATGCCCCATCGCAATCGACACCCCGAAAGCTCATCCCCTGCACCCCAAAAAGAAAAAGAAAGGTGGGAAAAAATGAGAATATCGATGACTAATCATCCTCGCCCTTTTTGTTTTAATATATAAAGTCATTTATATAAAATGGGGTCAATACAAAAAGGGGGGTCATTTTGCAAACAATGGGCACTTGCATAATGGGCATGCTTTCTTAAATGGGGGTCGGTTTTACAAAGGGTCGGCATTAGAATCGCTAATGGGCAAAAGCAGTTTTTTTTAAAAACCAGGGGCGCATGCCAATAATTTTTAAAATATTTTTTTATATTTTTTTTCCGAAATTTGCAGATTTTGTAAATAATTGCCATTTATCAAATCTCTAGATGTGCAGAACTTCTAGAATAGTGTCTATATTAAAATATAAGTGTGGATTTTTCCGCAATTGGTGTTGTTCCGTCGTCCAATACCAATCTGAAAACATAAGGTATTAATGGCAAAGTTATTTTATCTGGAACTTCTGACTCTATTTCTTTTCCTCCGAAATCCACATTTATTGTTTTCATATCATCAATATCATCATATATTGTAAAAGGTTTCACTTCCACATCATACACACTGATGCTACGAAGACCATTTTTTACAAAATCAAAATATATTTTATATGAAACATTAATTTTTCCTAATGATGGATATTCTCGTAAACTGGAATCATATTTTTCTGGTTTGTTGTAATGTTCCAATTCCAGAGGCACAGACGCATAAAATACTCTTTCACCCTCTTCACTTTGCTCTTGTAAAAGTTTTCTATTAGTATAATAAAGCTGGTTAATCTTGTCAATATCCATAGTATTATTTACCCAAAAATAAATTACAAATCAACATTTTTTATTATTAAATAAATTAGTGAAGTTTCAGGTTTTATGGGAAAACATGACATTGCGTTCAAATCCTCTGGGTGGAGAGGATTTTGTAAGTAATTTGCAAAAAGATCCAGAAACAACCGAGGGTGAAAAAAGTGGAAGTTCTCCTTTTTCCAGTGAAACTTATGTGGATTATCACGGCAAATATACTACCAAACTCAAAATAATGTTCCCACATGCGACAGATGATCAAATTGAGGCGCTTCTTTATTTCAAAAAAAATGGTATGCAAAAAGCATTTGAAAAATTATATACTAAGTTATATGTCAGTGCTCCAGAATACAGAAGAAAAAGATTAGAACACGAAAGGCAAAAATATGCCAATGATCCAGAATACAGAAGAAAAAGGTTAGAACAAAGCAAGCAAAAATATGACAATGATCCAGAATATAGAAGAAAAAAATTAGAACACGAAAAGCAAAAATATGCCAATGATCCAGAATACAGAAGAAAAAGATTAGAACACGAAAGGCAAAGAAAATTAAAAAAACTAGGAACCTTCAGTCAGTTTGTGCAGGATAAAAATCCTGAAGTTTAATTTTTCTCGTTTAAATCAGCCAGATCCTGCTTGGTTGTTTCTTCGGCATCCTCATGTGTTAATTCATCATTCCTATTTTCTTTCAAAATCTTTCGACTTTGATAATAAAGCTCATTAATCTTATTAATAGCCATAATACTATTTATGCTTATACTTTTTTATTATTCTCCCCCACCTCCACCATCTCCACCGCCACCTGCATCCCCTCCTGCTGCTCCATCTGACATGCCTGCATCTGTTGTTGCGTAATAACCGGGACCGTACCCGTAACCATATCCACCCCCATATCCACTCCCTCTGCCTGTGGATACTGGAAATTGCTGAAAACTGCTTCTTTTACTTTTGGTTTTTTTCTTTCTTTTTCTTCGTTTCTTTTTTTCCAAAATAAATTGATTATATGTTTTCATAACAGCACAAAGCATTTTACGCTGTTGTTATTTATACGTTTTTATGCACTTATATTGTTGTGTTTCATTTTAAAACAATTCCAGTTGCACAAGTTCTTTATTATTTTGTAAAATCTCTGGAAAGTTAAGAGGCGGTAAAAAGCCTGTCTCCTTCATTTCTTTTTCATATAATTTTATCATTCCCTTATCCCGGGCAACCGCCGCTTCTTTCGCATCCTCGTAACCTCCAAAATTATATTCTTTTCCCCATTTTCTTACCCGAGCTTCAAATTTTTTCCTATCTTTTCTAAATCTAACTCCCCTGTATTTTGAAAATGCTTTTGTGTTTTTCTTTTTTTTTGCAATATTTTGTTGATTGCTAAGAATTTGCAAATTTTCTATTCTATCATTTGTTTTGTCCCCATCAATATGATCAATACACATTTTTACAGGGGGCATTTTTTGGTACTTGCTCCACCATATGACATGGCTTCTTTTTATGTTGTAATGTTTTCCATTTGCACGTTTACTAATGCGTACATAACCATCTATATGAAGTACCCCTATACTTTTGCCTGTTCTTCTGCTGTATACAATTCCGGTTTCAGGATCAGGCCGTATATCTTTTAACATATCCTCCCTGTTCTTCCATGCTTTTTCTATTGCTCTTTTCATAATTGTTATATTAAGCAAGTTCCAGATTCAATAATTGTTGCACCATATTATTGTTTATAAGGTTTGGAAAATTAAGATGGGGTCGACTATATTCTCCCCATAGGGCATAAGCTGATTTGTCATATGCCTTTGCTGCATCCTGTTCTGATTCATAATGTCCAAGACTCAGATGTTTTCCCTTGTGTTGAAGACTGGC